CCTACGTCAGCATGGTGCTTCCCCGCATCATCCACGACAACCCGAAGGTCCGCGTCACGAGCGCACGCCCGTCCGTCCAGCGCACCGCGTGCGTGGCGATGAAGTCGGCGCTCAACCGCTGGTCGAGGATGACCCGCCTGCGCGGCACCATCGAGCGCATCGCCACCGACATGCTGCTCGGGTGGGGCGTGGCGCTCACCGTCAACGAGCCGAAGGGCGCCGAGAGGAAGTGGGACGCCAACGGCCCCTACCTTCCCCGCGTCTACCGCATCGACCCCGCGAGGTTCATCATCGACCCCGCCGCGATGCACTGGGAGGAGGCCCGCTTCTTGGGCCACGTCTGGGTGTGCGACAAGGAGGACCTCCTCCGCCGCGCAGAGATCGACGAGACGTGGAACCGCGAGGTCATCGAGGGCCTCGCGACGAACAACGGCGTGGACGAGTTGCGGGACTCCCGCGACATCCCCGAGCGCCGGGAAATCGCGATCTACGAGATATGGGTCCCGGAGATGGCCGATTCCGCCGCGGAACTCATCGACGAGGCGATGGATCAGGCGCTGTTCAACGGGACGATCTACACCATCGCGAAGTACCAAGGGAGCGGCGAGAATTGCGTGTGCGAGTTCATCCGGAGGCCCTTGCCCTACTACGGCCCGCAGACGGGTCCCTACACGGTCTTCGGCGCATTCAGCGTGCCCAACGATCCCTACCCGCTGTCCCCGATCGTGGCCTCCCGCGACCAGATCCAGTACTGCAACGACATGGCCCTGAGCCAGCAGGAGAACCAGAAGCGGTACAAGCGGATCCTCGTGGGCGATGCCAAGAATCCAAAGTTCCTTCAGGACGTGGTGAACGCCCCGGACATGTACGTCTTCGCGGAGTCGGGCCTCGACGCCCGGAGCCTCCAGCCCGTGGAGGTTGGCGGCTCGACCAACCAGCACATCCAGTCGGTGGAGACGGCCAAGGAGCGGCTCGACCGCGCCCTCGGCATGTCCGACGCCATGCGCGGCAACATCGCCGGGTCCGCCAGCGCCACGGAGGTCGCGGTGGCGGAGAGCGCCAGCACCATGCGGATCGCCCACCTCAAGCGGGCGTTTCAGGACGCCTGCGACACGGTGTTCCGAAACGTCGGGTGGTACATGTTCCACGACTCCAGAATCGTCATCCCGGTGGGTGGCGAGGACGCCCGCGCCGTGGGGATCGAGGACCCGGTGTTTCAGGGGGGGCTGAAGGTCGGGGCGTGGGAGGACCTTCAGGTGGACGTGGACGCCTACAGCATGGAGCGGACGAGCGAGATGCTTGCCCAGAAGCGGGCGATCGAGACGTTTCAGGTGGTCACCACCGCCGCTCAGGCCATGCCCGCCATGCCGTGGGTCAAGTGGCGCGACCTCATGTCGTTCCTCGGTGACGCCCAGAACGTGCCGCAGATGGCCGACTTCGTGGACGAGGCGATCCTCCGGCAGGTTCAGGGAGGCGGCGGTGGCGGCGGAGGCCCCGCCCCGGCGGGGGGTGTTCCCTCCGGAGGCGAAAACCCTTCTCCTACTGGTGAGGCCCCGGTCGTCCCTGCCCGTGCGCAGGCCGCGATCGCCGGAGCCGCCGCGAGGATGTGATGCCGAGTTACGACTTCATCACCAAGGAAGGCAAGATCGTGGAGGTGGTCCTCCCGATGCGTGACGTTCCTTCCATCGGCGGCACCTACGCGCATCCCCTGTTCGGTGAACTGGTCCGCATCGCGCACTCCGCGCAGGTCAGCCCGAACTTCACCACGGGAACGTACCCCTACGTCAGCCACGCGCTTCCCCGCAACATGCCGGGTGTGAGGTGCGACTCGCAGGGGCATCCGATCATCCACAGTCGCCGTGAGGAACGCAATGTCGCGTCCCGCCACGGCTACGTCAGGGCAGAGGACTGAACATGGACAGCATCGCTGAACCCATCGTGCAGGCCGACACTCCGTCCAGCGGGGCGGAGGAGCAGGTCGTGCAGGACACCGCGCAACCCGTGGAAGCCGTCGAGGCCAACTCCCCGGACGACGACGACGCTGTGCTTGCGAAACTGCTCGGAACGGACGATGAAGGCGACGGGGAGGCTGATGTCGATTCGTCGGCAGCACCCTCGACGGAACCGGAAGAGTCCCCCGCCTTCGACCGTGAAGCGGTCGCCAAGGTCCTCAAGAGGGACGGCGTACCCGACGAGGTCATCGCCTCGGCTTCGCCCGAAACGCTCGCCAAGTGGGCGGATTCGGCAGCGAAGCGGCAGAAGGACGTTGACTCGTACGGCGGTCGAATGAAGCAGTTGGAGGAGCAACTGGCGAAGGGCAAGGCACCGGAGGCCGCTGCGCAGGACAACACGCCTGCGGAGGCGCCGACCGCGGCCAAGGACCCGTTCGACCAGATGGCGGAGGTCTACGGCTCGGATGTCGTGGAACCCGTCCGCCAAGCCTTCCAGCAGCAGCAGCAGCAGATGCAGGAGCAACTGCTGCTTGCGCAGGTCCGCGCTGCCGACATGGCGATGCGCGTCCAGTACGGGGCCAAGTCCCCGTCCTTCGACGCGATCACCTCCAAGATGTCGGAACTCGGGGCTGCAAAGCCGGGTGGGTATGCGTCGGTCGATGAACTCGCCGCCGCCGCCTATCAGGCCATCGTTGGATCGAAGCCGTCAGCGCCGCCGAACGTGCGTGCCAGCCAGCCGACCGCCCCGAAGGGCGGGCCTGCCCCGGTGAAGCCGCCGCCACGCGACCCTGACGACGACATCCTTGACCAGATCATGTCGGGCGGTGGCAGTCGCCTCCGTCCCGCTACCCGCAGATAAGGAGGAGGCACCATGCCTTCGATCACCCAGTTCAATGACTTCATGCAGAGCACTGGCCCTGCGTACCTGAAGTCCGCAGATGCCGTCATCAACGAGGCCGTCAAGAACAACTACGTCCTCTCCCGCATGCTCAAGGAGAAGGCGAGCGAGACGCTCGTTCAGGGCGGAACGTCCATCAAGGACGTGATCGTCTTCGACGACGCCTCGACCTACCAGAAGTACCAGCCCAACGACACGTTCACTTGGACGAACCCGCAGGTCACCGACACCCTGTCGGCCCCGTGGCGCTTCTCGATGGACTACATGTCGTGGACCGATCAGGAGGTCGAACTCAACGACGGCGACGCCAAGGTCATGTACAAGCGTCTCAAGCGCGTCAAGGAGATGCGCATGTGGACTTCCATGCTGAACGGCATGGAGAACGACCTGTGGGCCAGCCCCTACGCCAACGCCGGGAACATGGAGACTGGCGGCAAGGAGCCGTACTCGCTTCCGTCGTTCATCACGGAGACGATCACGAACTCGACCGCTACGCTCGGTGAGCGCGGCATGATTCCCGCCGGATGGGGTACGACGACCATCCTCGGCATCAACCCGCAGAACGATCCCCGCTGGTCGAATCAGGTGTCGTTCTACAGCCGTCAGGCTGACGTGAACAGCGCGGTGACCGCGAAGGCCGCTGGCGACTACACGGGCCACAACGCGAACGCCAGCATCGTCCGCAACGTCTACAGCCTGTTCGGCGCGTTCGACGACATGTACCTCAAGGTGCAGTTCAAGGCTCCCCTGACCCAGCGTCAGTACTTCGAGGAGACGAACTTCCAGCGGCAGATGATCCTCTGCTCCAAGGAGGGCATCAACTTCTACAAGCGCGGCCTCCGTGCGACCAACGACCTGCTGGTCAGTCCGCAGGACAGCGCGTACAACACCCCGACGTTCTCCGGCATTCCGCTGGAGTACTGCGCCAACCTCGATACCGCTGCCATCTACCCGGCGGTCGCTGCTGGCGTGTCGGATACCGCTCTTTCCGATCGCAACGGAAAGACCGTTGACAGCGCCAGCACCGAGTTCGGCGCTGCGACCGTTGACAAGGGTGCGCGCTTCTGGTTCGTGAACGGTGCGTACCTCACTCCGATCTTCCACAGCACCCGCTACATGAAGAAGCACGACGTGATGCGTCACCCGAACCAGCCGTTCACTTGGGTGCAGCCCGTCGATTGCTGGTGGAACCTGTTCTGCAACAGCCGCCAGCGTCACGGTATCGTCGCCCCGCTCCGCGTCTCCTGATGAAATCACGGGGGCGGGAGCGATCCCGCCCCCTCTACCACACAAGGAAGGACACACACAATGCTTTTCTCACCCAACAACGGCCCTATCGGCCTTCAGCCCGTCGGCACGAAGGTGGCGTGCATCAACCGTCAGGGCAGCGCCCTCGCGGTCGGTGACGTTGTCATCACCTCGTTCGGTCACACCGAAGTCGTCTATCCTGCGGCGGATACGGTTGCCAGTTACTCGGCTACCCCGTTCGCGTCCGTCGTCAAGGCTGACGGCAACGTCAACGATCAGTCCGGCTACATCGGCGTCGTCACCAGCCTGCTTGCGAACGCAGGCGCAGACGACACCGCTGTCGAGGTGCAGTTCGGAGGCGTGGTCGCCGCGAAGGTCACAGCCACGACTGCCAACGTCAGCATCGGGACGAACCTCGCTCCTGAAGATGATGCCGGAACGCTTGGCAACGCAGCCGGAGTTACGACTGTGTACCCGGCGGCGATCTCGCTCGGCAGCGTGACGGCTGGTTCGGAAGCGACGATCAACGTGCTTCTGAACAGCGCCCTCTGGTTCCAGCGCGACATGCAGTGATCTGACACAACCATTCACCACTGGCCGGGGAAACCCGGCCAGTGGAATTACCAATGCTTACCTACGGCGATCTCAAGAACCACGTCCTGCTTGCCATCGGCGGTCGTCCATCGACGGCCTCCGGGCAGACGGTCGCGGAACGTCAGGCGGAGATCATCAACACCGCAGGGGAGCATCTGTTCACCCACCCGTGGAAGTTCCGGGAGGCGACCTCGACCGTCACGACGGTCGTGTCGCAGTCCTATGTCGCGCTTCCCTCCGACTTCGCTGAACTGACGCAGGTCTGGAAGCAGGATCAGCCTCTGTGGATCCAGTCCCCGGAGGAGGTCGAGACTGCTCGGCAGACCAACTACCCGGATCTGACGTGGCGCGCCTACGTCAAGACGGTGCTTCCGACCACGATTGCCCCGACGCAGTCGTTCCGTCTGGAGTTGTATCCGACGCCGACGAGCGCGGAGTCCCTGAAGGTGCTTTACCGAACCGGGTGGCAGTCGGTCACCAGTTCGACGGCGACCTCGGAGGTCATCTCGATTCCGAAGCACGTCGAGGCAACGCTCATCTCGTATGTCCGCGCCGTAGCGGAGGCATACGAGGACGGGCAGCAAAGCCAGCGGTTCGCGGAGATCGAGGCTGGCCCGATCTTCGGCGCGGCCAAGCAGAAGGACGGAATGGTGCAGAGCCATTTCGGTCAGGTACAGCCGAACCTGTGGCGTTCCGGAACGCGAAACGGCCCCGGCTTCATCATCCTCAACCCAGTGCAGAATCCCTCGTAAGGAACGACCATGAGCCTCATTGGACTGAATCCCACGATCACCGCAACCCGGACGCTGACTGCCCCTATGGAGGTGGCGTCTCCGTCCGACCTGACCCTTCCGTCCTCGCTGACGGTTCGCAACAACACGACGACGACTCCCGTGACCACCACGACCGGGGCGACCGCGCGGATTGTGCTTGGCGCGCGCCTGAACTACGCCAAGATTCAGACGGCGTCGAGCGCAAACGCAGGCACCGTCGTCCTGCACGTCATCGGCTGGAACCGTGGAGACGATGGTCAGTGGCGTCCGCAGTTGCTGACGACCTGCACTGTCACCGCTGGTGCTACCACGACATCGGTCAACGGCGCAAACCAGTTCCTCGGGCTTACCTATCGCAAGGACTTTGGGGACTGCAAGGTCTACAACGGCAACATCGCTGCCGTGTACGGAGGGTTCATCATCGTCGATCTGTGTGGCGCGGAACTGGTCGAGATCGCCATGACCGCTTCCAGCACCCCGACCGCAAACGCCCTCATCGGCTTCATCTGATGCACGCACGCAACCGCACATGGCCGCTCGGCTCTGACCCGGCGGAGCGGTGCCGCCAGCGCACGATGCCCGTGGAGGGCGGCGACGGCTCCACGCTTTCGCTCGACTTCACCACGGGCGTCCTCGACCCGCGCCTGACGTTCACTCGCGGTAGCAACGCCACGTTCATCAACAGCAGCGGGCTGGTGCAATGGGCTGACGCCAACGAGTTTCGAAATACCGGGTGGGTCACATCGACCACTCCAACTGGCTGGAACGTGACTTTCGGAACCGGAACAACGACATGGAATAACGACGGTACGCTGACGATGAACACGGGCGGAAGTTCAACACGACCGTGCATCAATGCCAACTCATTTACGGTATCGCAAGGAATTGCATACACGTTTGGATATACAGTTGTATCAGCAAGCGGTTCTCCGCAGATTTTCAACGTCATTAGTTCAATGGTTGCTGGTGAAACCTTTGCCATCAATGGCGCGACTGTTGGTCCAACGACAGTCGTTCAGGCTGGCGATGTCGTTTCTTGCACATTTACCCCAACGGGAACGACAGCGATTCCTCGCATGGGACCGGGCGTAAATACTGGAATGACAAACACGGCGATGACGATCACCCGTCCGCAGATGAATCCGGGTGTGAGTTTGCAGTCCTATCTCGCAAACTCAAGCACGACTGCGGCTAACAACAACACTTCCCGCTTCGACTACGACCCGACATCCATCGGCACTCCGCGAGGGCTGCTGATCGAGGGGGCGACTGACAATCGCGTTACGCAAAGCGAATCTTTCAGCAGTTGGACGCTTGCATCTACCGCACTTGGCGCGACCGCATCAGGCCCGGACGGAAACACATCAAGCGCATTGACTCTTAGGGAAGACAACGCGAACAGCATGCACGCTTGTGTGCTTACTAGCCGCACCGTCACTTCTGGTTCACCCGCGACATTCTCGGTTTTTGTCAAGGCAGGTGCATCTCCTCGGAGATATATCCTTATTCGAGTCAACGACAATGCCTCTAATGCAAATGCCGCTTCGGTGATGTGGGATACGCAGGCGCGGACGATTTCTGGAGCGGCAACCGCATATGGCACGTTCACGAATGTCAGCGCAACGCGGACGGAATACGCAGCAACATCATGGGATCGGATTGCGTTGACGTTTACCCCAAGCACGGCCACAATTGCCTGCAAGTTGGAATTGAGCGACAACGGAAGCAGGAGCGCAGATGGTCAGAGCGTTGCTTACCTTGGTAACAATTCCAGCGGTGTTCTGATCTGGGGCGCACAACTCGAACTCGGCTCCGGTGCCTCCTCGTACATCCCGACCGGGGCGAGTCAGGGGAGCAGGGCGGCGGACAATTGCGAAATAACGGGGACGAACTTCTCGTCGTGGTGGCCGAATCCGACCGCAGAGTTCACGGTGCTTTGGACAGGGGATATGACTCGGATTCCTCCTGCATCGGCTCAATTCATTTGGTTGTCCCGTGCTAGCGGCACAAGCAAAGCAAGGGCATATGTCACAACAGGCTCTGTAATTCGTGCCAATTCCAGCGTGGTTGATTTCACGGCATCTCCTGCTACAACGGCAACTGCAAATACAGTTTTCAAGTCTGCAATGGCCGTGAAATCCGGGGATTCCGCCATGTATGTGAACAGCGGTTCTGTGATTGGTAGCCAAACCGACGCAAGCACCGGAACAACTACCAATCACGATTCGCTGTACTTCAATCCAAACGTAGACAACTTCATGCACATCCGTGTATTCAAGTTCTGGCCGACCCGCCTTTCAAACGCAACCATGCAAGGATTGGTGTCCTGATGGACTTCATGCTCCGCACGGACACGCAGGACCAGATGGACGATGCGCTCATCGCCGCAGGGCTGGCGCAGGAAGTCACCGACGAGGACGGCGAGGTCACCGTGCAGCCGATCCAAGGCGTCTACCTCGACCGCATTGGGCCGATCCCGGCGCAGGTTGACCCGGACGGCATCATCATCAAGCCGGGTCACGCGGAGTACCACGCGAACCTGCGGGTGACCATCGAACTCACCGAGGAGCAGGTCGAGGCGCTGCCGACCTTCGACCCCCTGCCGAGCATCCCGTACAGGGTGTGGCTGTGAAGGATGATGACATGACAATCGAAAACACGAACACGAAGGTAAGCCTGTCGGCCAAGGATTGGCTTGCGATCAGCGGACTTGCCCTCTCGATCCTCCTTGCCGTCCTCTCCGCCTACCTTCACCACGACCGCCTGCTCGTGCAGGTTTCCGTCCAGCAGGACATGACCAACCAGCGCCTCGACAAGATCGAGGCCAAGATCGAAAGGACTGTGCGATGAGCGACCTCATCAAGAACTCGTCTTGGAAGACCACCGGGGCCGGGATCGCGGCCATCCTCGTCGCTGTCGGCTCCGTGCTGACGGCCCTGACCGACAACGACCCGCTGACGGTCCCGGACTGGGGTGCGCTGTCCGCTGCCGTGATCGCTGGCGTCGGCCTGATCTTCGCCAAGGACAACAAGAAGGCGTGAGGCGTGTATGACCTGCTCCGAGCGTTCTTCATGTCCATGCTCGAATGGGCAACCAGCGTCCTTCCCCGGCGAGGTGAGGGCGTTGACGCTCCTGTTCGTCCTCATGTGCTTCGTCGCGCTGGCTCTCGCATTCGCGACTGGCTGCACGCGGACGGTGCTGGTGAGCGAGGCAAGCCCGATCCGGACGGGTCCGTGCGTGAAGGGCAAGGTGTACGTCAAGACGGCTGACGGCTGGCAGTTGGGCGACAACGATGTCCGAATCCCGGAGGGCTGGTACTGCGTGCCGCCCTCCTACGTCGAGGAGGAGCGGTAATGGCTATCAAGTTGCAGGTCAGGCGAGGCACGGCATCGGACTGGAACGCCGTGTCCGGCACGGTCACGCTGCTGTCCGGCGAGATCGGGTACGAGACGGACACCGGGAACTTCAAGATCGGAGACAACTCCACCCTATGGGGCAGCCTCCCGTACGTCCTGTCAACCTACCCGCAGGCGACCGTCTCCGGCACGGACATCAACGCATCCGGATACCTTGCGCAGGGCCGTTACCTCGTGGCGACGTCGGTGACCAGCCACGTCCCATCCGGGTGGACTCCGGCGACGGACGGTCCCGGCGTCCTGACCACGACCAAGTTGGCTGATGGCAAGGTCATGCAGATGCTCGTCTCTACGACGACGCAGAAGGCGTTCCTTCGCGGCTACGCGCCGACCACCTACACGACGTGGGTGGCGATCTCGCAGCACGCCGGATCCATCACCGCGACGGAACTGGCATCAAGCGCGGTCGAGACGGCGAAGATCAACGACAACGCCGTGACGTTCGCGAAGATTCAGGACATCACCGGACTGTCCGTGGTCGGCAAGGGCAACACCGGATCCGGTGATCCAACCGTCATAACAGCGGGGGCATCCGGTCAGGTGCTTCGCCATGACGGAACGAATGTGTCGTTCGGAACATTGACTTCTGCGGCATTCGACGCGAGCACCGACGTTCCCCTGACTGCACTTGCAAATCAGTCAGCGAACACGCTGGTCGGCAACGTCACTGGAAGTTCCGCGCCCCCGACAGCAGTCAGCCAAGCATCGGCGCGGACGTTTCTTGGGCTGAACGGACTTGCGTATCTAAACCAAAGCGATTTGGTGACGATCAACACAACTGCGTTCAACGCATCTCCCGGAACAACCACTGTTACGTTTGACCTGACGACGATTGACGTTGGTTCGATTGCCTATCTGGAGGGATTTATAACTCTTGATACAAGCGCGACTAGTTGCACTGTTCGCATAGACGGTGATGCTGGTGAGCGGTATGTCGTCCTGAGCATCTTGAAATTGAGTGGAACCGCTACAGTTACGGCTTTGCAATCGAACGGCTACATCGGTGTCGGAAATGCAAATACAAACATGTTCAGTGTTGGCGGAGTAAGCAGTGGAACAGCGCAAGTCGGTCTAGTTCTCATTAGGTTCTCCTGATGCCATACGCCCCGGTCACGCTTCCATATCGCGGCGTCAGCGTGGACAGTTCCTACGCTGCGCTTCCAGCAGGATTTGCCGCGCAGGCGATGAACGTCGTCCCATACGACGCCTACAAGGGCAAGTTGCGGCTCGGGCAACGAAGGCCGTTGCTCGGAGCCTATGAGTTCAACGACACGTCCCCGGCGGTGACACGCGAGGTGCAGGTCATCCTCCGCGCCGACGCCTATGTCGCTGGAGTGCTGACGCAGCGGTGCGTGGTCGTGGCAGGAGGAGAGGTCTACGTCATCGACAATGGCGGTGCGGCAACCCTTTGCACACGCGGCGGCGGCATCAACGCGATGAAGTCCACCGGACACATCGGCGCCGCCGTGTTCGGCCAGTACTGCTACTTCGCGGACGGGACGTACTACCGAAAGATCGACATTACGTCCGCTACTCCTGCCGTGCTAAATTGGACCCACGCAAACGGGCCGAACAACTACGTCGG